TTTTAACATACACAATGCAATAGGCACAGGAATAAATCCTGCATCTATCGTATCTTGTATCTCTTTCTGTGAATCAATAATTCTTGGGTCAACATAAGACGTGCCATCATGTACATAAATAAAATTTCTTTTACTTTGATTGAATGGCATTCCTACCGACGACTTTAAATCCACCGATTTAATAACAGATCCTGCAACCCCTACTATAGCTTCGTCTAAAGATAATTGTGAATAACCTTCAGTTCGTAACTTATATAGTGGTGACAAATAATCAACTAAACTTAGCCATAAATATGACATCTTTCTAGGACCCCTCTTCAGCGGAACTAATGAATGTGTATACGGTGATACCCATTTATCGTCCACCATGTGTCCTTTAAAATTTGGTGCTTCCCAATAGTCTCTTTTACCACACCATTTTTCCTCAAGATCTTTAAAATCTTCAGCAAAAATAGTTGGCTGAACTCCTGTTTTCATAGTGGCTCCATGCACTGATGTTACTGCTGTACCTAACGGAACAACCTGTACATCATGATGTGCAATAGCTGCTAGAACTTCGGATTTCATTGGATAATGAGCATATTGTTGTGTTTCTGGATGTTTACTTGTTTGTTGTAATGGAATGCATATTGCTTGCATAGTAGATGATAATCTTCTTGCTGCTGCATCCATCATAGTATAAGTAACAACTTGTGCTACACATGTAAACATACCTGCCATATTTATATCCATCGAATGATGTATACCGACTGCTCTCCAGCCAGTATTCATCTTACATAGATAAACCAACCCACATTCACCATCTTCTGTTTTGGTATCACCATAGACAATCTTTGCATTGCCTTGCATACCAACTGCACAGTTCATGGGGGCTAACGAATCTACTCTAACTAGAAAAGCTTCATCAAATTGAGAAACCATCATATCTAAATCATACCAAAATTTCTTGCTGCAACCTACTACTCCTGTTAAACCAGGAACCTTTATAAGCACAGCATCTGTAGAAATTTGAGTACAACTAAAAGCATCTCCATATACAAATTCGGATTTTCCGTTTTGTTCAATCGTTAACAAACGACCGTCCTTAATAGGAATTTGGTCTTCATCTGTAACAAAATGCTTTACTGTTAATACTAAATTATGTGCGAC